AGTCCTTTAGAAATGAATATATCAAGACAAGCTAATATAGCAATCGGAAAAGTGGAGATAACGATAACATGACATTTGCAGAACTAGTAGCTAAAATTAGAAACTACACAGAAGTTAATGCTAACGTATTAACCGATGCAATTGTAGATAGCATGATTCGTGATGCTGAATTACGTATATTTAGAGAAGTAGATGCTGATTATGCAAGAGAATATGCTACAGCTAACGTTAATTTAAATAGCCCTTATTTAGATCTTCCTAACGCTACTTCAACATCAGGGTTAACTTCTACTAGAAGAGCTATTATTGTTAGATCTTTTTTAGTATTTAATTCTAATAATTCACCTGTTACAAAAGAATATGTAGAGCCAAAAGATACTAGTTTTATATTTGAATTTAATTCAACTGGAGCTACAGGTGTTCCTAAATATTATGCAATGTGGAAAGAAACTACCTTATTAATGGCTCCTACTCCTAATCTTCAATATCAAGTACAATTAAGTTATGTTTATACTCCAGACCATTTATCTGCTACTAATACAACAACATACCTTAGCGAAAATGCCCCAGAATTATTATTTTATGCAACCTTGGTAGAAGCTTATGGATTTTTAAAAGGACCCATGGATATGTACAAACTGTATTCTGACAAGTATAATGTAGCTATGCAAGGATTTGCGTTAGGACAAGTAGGTAGAAGACGTAGAGACGAGTATCAGGATGGAACACCACGAATAGTCGTGCCTGCTCCATCACCAAGTTAATATTAATTTTAATAGGAGTTTATTATGGCAATACAACAAGCAGTTTGCAATTCATTCAAACAAGAAATACTAGAAGGTATTCACGATTTTGAAAGTGGTGGGGATCAATTTTTTTTAGCACTTTATGAAGACACAGCAAATTTATCGGCAGTAACTACAGTGTACACTGCAACATCGGAAGTACCTAATTCAGGAGAATATACAGCTGGAGGAGGACAACTACAATCTCAACAAACATCATTAGATACAGGTGTAGCAATTGTTACTTTTGCAGATCTTTCATTTACTGGTGTGACTTTAACAGCTAGAGGAGCATTAATTTATAACTCAACAGAAACTGATAAAGCTGTATGCGTTTTAGATTTTGGATCTAATAAAACTGCAACTAGTGGAACTTTCACTATTCAGTTTCCAGCATTTACATCTGCAGCGGCTATTTTGAGAATCGCTTAATTTAGAGAGAAATATGAATGGCCACTTGGGGTTCACAGACATGGGGATTTGCTAACTGGGGTACACTCGGTGATGCAACTGTCGAGCTAAGTGGCCAATCAATTTCTTTATCTGTAGGATCCGTACAAGCACAATCAGTTCCTGGTTGGGGAACTCAATATTGGGGAGCAGGAGAATGGGGAGATTTACGCTCACCAGAAGCACTTGTTACCGGTCAACAACTTACAACAACTGTTAACACTGTAACTGCTTTTACAGATGTTTCTATTAACATTACTGGACAAGAATTAGGTCCAATTGTTATTGAAGATTATCTTGAGGGTATTTCTACTGAAGCTTTACTTATAGGAGAAGAATTAAACTCTACTGTAAATTCTGTATTTGGTGGTGAAGTAGTTACTGTTGCAGTAACTTCTGCCTCTAATGAAGCGTGGGGAGAAAATGCATGGAGTATAGGAGCTTGGGGTATTGGTGACGGTCAAACAATTTCTATTGGAGACACTTCAATTGCAATTGGTCAACAAATAAATGCTCAAGGACAATTAATTACATCATTTGTTAATGATGTATTAGCTGGAATTTCTATTATTGCAGACCCCACTTCGGTAACAGCAAATACAACAACAGGTACTGTATCTCTTGAATCTAAGTATTTAATAGGAAGTGTAGAAGCTACCACAACAGTCAATTCAGTAAATGCTCAGGCTAACGCAGACGTAATTCCAACAGGATTAGAAATTGAAGGAGATACCGGACAATTAGAATATGAAGCTACATATTCTTTTAACGGAGTTGAAGCTACAGCAGTAGATGGAGATGTATTTGGTGGACCTAATATAGAAATACAAGTAAGAACTGCTTCAGCACAGCCTTGGGGTGAAACAGCTTGGGGTGATGGTCAATGGGGACAATCTGTTGGTACAGATATTGCAATTGGAGCAGATGCAGTATTAACACCTTCGGTTGAGGTGGACGTAATAGGTCAACAATTAACGACTACTGTAAATGCTTTAAGTATTACAGCAGATGCTAATCTGTCTCTTGATACAAATTTAATAAATATATCGTTAGGAGCTGAAAATGCTTTTACAGATATTACAGTAGAAGTTACAGGAAACAATATAGGTACTATTGTTATAGGAGATTTTCAAGCTGGTATAAGTCAATTAATTATTCCTACAGGAGTGACAGCGAATACTATTACTGGTACAATAGGTTTAAATGCATGGGCTGTCATAGATTCTGGGCCAAGTCCTACTTGGACCGTAGTTGACAAGGCTGCGTAGTAACTATAAAATTAACTAATTAATAAAGGATTTATTTATGGCATCAAGTTATTCTACAGATCTAAAACTCGAACTAATGGTAACAGGGGAAAACTCTGGTACATGGGGAGATAAAACTAATACAAACTTAAACTTATTACAACAAGCAATTGCTGGTTATCAAACAATTGACGTTTCTGCAGCAGATGTCACTTTAGATATGACTAATGCTGCTTTATCTAATGGTAGAAATGCAGTGCTTAGTTTAACTGGAACATTAGCAGCGAATAGAGAAGTTCTTTTACCAGATGGAATTGAAAAAACATATATTGTAGCAGACGCTACTACAAGAGCGGGTTTTACATTAACTTTTAAAACAGTATCAGGAACTGGAGTTGCACTAGTAGCAGGAAAAACTACTATTGTATATTCAGATGGAACCAATGTCTCTCAAGCATTTTATTTATCAGATTTATTAGAAGACACTACACCTCAATTAGGAGGTAACTTAGATGCAAATGGAAATAATATTTTAATCGACGGCGGAAACTTTATTGGAGATGAAAGCGGTAATGAGCAAATTAAATTTGCTACAACTGCATCTGCTGTAAACGAAATTTCAGTAACTAACGCAGCTACTACAAATCCACCAGCCATATCAGCAACTGGCGGTGATACAAACATTGATTTAAATTTAACTCCAAAAGGAATTGGAAGAGTTACTTTGGGAGCAGGAAAAATTCAACAAACAGCTGAGAAAGTAACTATTTCAGCAACTGCTGCTACAGGAACATTAACTTACGATGTTATTACTCAAGCAGTTTTAAATTACACTACAAACGCTTCAGGAAACTGGACATTAAATGTCAGAGGAGATGGCTCAAATAGTTTAGATAGTATAATGGATACAGGAGAATCAATAACTATTGCTCATCTTGTACCACAAGGTGGAACTGCCTATTATAGTTCAGCGGTTCAAATCGATGGTTCGGGTGTTACACCAGAATGGCAGGGCGGATCAGCACCTACAGGTGGTAACACTAATTCAATTGATGTGTATTCATACACCGTAATTAAAACGGGTGCAGCAACATTTACAGTTTTAGCATCACAAACACAATTCGCATAACAAGGGGATAGAATAAAATGCCTTTATTAGGAACTAGAGCAGCCGGATCCGCTAGAGGATATGGTTTCTCTGGTGGAGCACCCTTTGTAGCAACTGGTGGTACTATAACTACTTCCGGTGCATACACAATTCATACATTTACATCTTCAGGATCATTTGTAGTTGCCTCTGGAAAGGCCAACGTAGATTATTTAGTAATAGCTGGTGGCGGTAGTGGTGGAGGACAGGGAGGTAATCATACTGGTGGAGGCGGTGGCGGAGCTGGTGGATACAGAAGCACTGTTGGTACTTCCGGTGGTGGTGGTTCAGCAGAGTCTCCTATTGAAGTGACATCAGGTTCTTATACAGTAACAATCGGTGCTGGAGGAGGAACAAATGCTAGTGGAAATAATAGTGTTTTTGGTGCTATAACTTCTACTGCAGGTGGTAGAGGTGGCGCTTGGCAAGTAGTGGGACAAGCTTCAGGTGGTTCTGGTGGAGGACCTACGTATACAAATTCTACAGGAGCAGCTGGTACAGCTAACCAAGGTTATCCAGGAGCAGCTAGTAATGGATCAACGGGTTCTGGTGGCGGTGGCGGTGGAGCTGGTTCTATAGGCGCAAACGGTTCCGGGAATACATCAGGAGGAAATGGTGGTGCTGGTCAATTTTCAACTATTAATGGATCTAACACAGGAAGAGCAGGTGGCGGAGGTGGAGGATCAAGTAGTGCATATGGTCCAGCTACTGGAGGCACTGGTACTTCAGGTGGTGGTAATGGTAGTGGTAATGGTAGTGG